TTAAGCTGCTTCCACACCATCAAAGTCCAAAGCTACTAACACAGCCTTTGGTTGTTTGCCTGTGAAATCCCAATCAAAGATCAATTTAGCTTTGCTCGGTAATTCCTGATGCATGTAATCATTAAAGAACTGAGCGCCTTTAATCTTGTAGTCAGTCGATTTAAAGCCGATAGCGCCTTGTTCTTTCTCTTTGTCAGAATATTCTTGCAGCACAGTTACAACCGTGTTTGAAAACTCGATTGTTTTGCCTTTATCGTCTGTAAAGTCTCCAGCAGCCTTACGGATACCAGTTACAGTCATGATTGGATGTTGTGAATTATTCATAGCTCACCTATGCAAGTTTTAAATAGTTAAATTGCGAAACTGGCGGTTCATACCAGTCTGGCAACTGCTGTGAAAAGTCGATTTCTACGAGCTTCATGAAAGGAATGACATTTGATGACTTGTTGTCATGCAAGTTCTGTAAATACGCTTTAGAAAAACCGCATTCACATAATTCTGAAATCTGTCTGTAAAATGTTGTTTTAGGGAGCATTTTTGCAAGCTCTTCCAAACCATGTTCGCGTATGAGACAGAATGTTGCGTAAATATTTCGGATACGTGTTTGGGAAACCTTCCCACTGTTTGTAACAACTACTGGGGATTTAGATATGGCTTCAAGAACACTTTTATCATCGGTTAATTTCATAGTTTGACCCCTTAAGGCTTCAAATATGCTATGAGTTGCTTTAGTCCAAAGTGCTTGTAATATCTCAGGGTTTTCACGCTGAAATCGAATAAGTTCAAAAAGATTAACTGGAATACCAGCACGTTCAAGCCAACGTTTTTTTAAACGTGCTTCAAAACGCATAATGCCAACAGTCCAATTAATCAAACGACTATCAGACATTACATTCACGACACGCATTGCAGCTTTATCACACTTCTTAGCCAATGCTTGTTGTTCCTTGAACTCTTCCATAAACTCATTATGTTTCAAGTAACATTTGATATTAATCAAACGTGAATGTTGCCCGCCCCAATAAATTGTATTATCCATCTGCTTTTGACTAAGTTGCGTCTGACCATTAGTCACGCGACGCATGAAGTCATGCAATTTCTTAGCTGTATTCTGATCACCAACACGTGCAGAGTAAGTCACATCAATGTGTGATACCCATGCAGTAGTCCAGTCAATCATGCGAGCTAACGTTGGATAAGCTTCATAAAAATACCCAATCATCTCCATAGCCCCTAATTCAATATCGTCATCACCAAACACATTATGACCTTGGCGGAGCTTTGCAGGACTAGCCTTGATCTGAATATACGGTGCATAAGACGAATCAAAAAAACACTTTAGAGACATGCCAGTAAAACTGGTCGGAACTGATTCGTATGGGTGAAATAAAGATGATGCTGTAATCGAGCCGTCATCATTCTTGTGAACTGCCCTGCTTGCCAATGGAATGTCCAAGCTATGCAAATCAACATCTACAAAAAAATACTCACCACTTTCACTCAACGAGTAAAAGCTTGATTCAAAGTGAGCATTAATACAGAGATGATCGAGCATGTAAATCACAAATTCACAAATCATTTTTAGGAGGATAAAAACATAAATCACATATAAACACAAGCACAAATCACAAATTCATTTAGAATTAAATTATTTTATAAAAGGAATATGTGATGGCTAAGACATTTCGTTTCACTGATGAGGAAGAACACGCATTAAATGAAATTGCATTGAAGCTAAATAGAGACTTAGTGAAAGCTGGTAAGAAACCGCTTAGAGATACAGAAATATTCCATGAAATCGTTAAACAGACACTTATCGACGGAATTATCGAAGTGTCGAGAGACGGTGCTATAAAAGTAGAAACAAAAAATAAAACGAGGGTCATTAAGCCATTAATTTCCCAAATTTGGGACTAGAGTCCACCACCAGAAGACGTGGACTCCCCCAACCTTTCAAATTCGCATAATGCAGATTGATGTTAAAAAGCCCCGTGAGACTTCGTAATTTTCTCACTGGGGCTTAGTAACATAATCTGTGCACCACATTATGCGAACTTTCAAAGCGAAGTTTCTTTAATGGATTTCAGAACACAATAGAGGGCTGCTAAAAAGATAAAAATCAAAAAAAGCACTAAAGCAATGTCATCATTTGTCATATATCCCACCCGCCAAAGTGTCTAGACTACGCCTTGAGACACTCAAAAATTGTACAAGATTTAATTGTTTACACGTTGTGTCTCAATTCCCCTGAAGACACTTTTCTATACAGCTACGTTACATCAAATAGACGGTTTTTGTAATCAAGGGAAAGAAATTTAAATTAAACCTTGTGCTTTAGCTGCTTGATATTTAGCGACAAATTCAGCGTCATAGTGTTGAACTGGTTGGGGTGTAATTTGCTGTTGTACTTGCTGTGGCTGACCATTAAAACCTTGTGCCTGCTGCTTAAAATAGTTGTATGGGCGATCATTATCTTCAATCAGCTTTCGACAGTCTGATTGACTTACATCATGTAAAATTGTGCCCTGTTCAGTGTAGGCAACATATCTACCGTTTTTCTTCATACAACCAGCAAAGACAGGTTTAGAAGTCACCTGATATTCAATCTTAGAAGTATCCATTTCATATGGTCTATTCGGATTGTACTTAACTGCAATGGTCTCCATACGTACATCGTTTACTTGCTGGAGCTGATTATTTCTAACTTCTGGATGCTTCAAATCAGCACATTGCTCAGGTGTTAAAGTTCCACACTCTGCTTCACGTTTTAACTTGTCAGCAATCGTTTCAGACGGATTTGGAGTAGCTTGAGGACCTGCTTTTAACTGACTAAATGCATCTTTTTCCTGTCCTGTCATTTGCTTAATTGCACTGCCAAAACTTTGAAATATAGGTATTTTCATAAAGCCGACAATTGCAATCGTAAATATGGCAATAAACAATAGTGAGTAGAAAAAAACTTTAGGTGGAATCCTAAATTTCATTGATGTATGGGAAGACGCACTCACATACATTCGTTGATATTTCTTTTTATAAACTAACAGAAAGTAATCAACATACTTCTTCGGATCGCGTAATGAATCTGCTGCATCACGTGGGCGACTAATGTATTTATCGAATACATAAATACCGCAAGCCTGTGGGTTTTGAGGTGGTCTTTTAACAAAATACAGCTTATCGATTAACTGTCTAAGTGAATAGTTAAAATCCTCAGCATCTTGGGTAATTAACCATACATCCTTGTCAGTATGACGAACCTTAGACATTTCTTTAATTATCGGGTCTTCACATACTTTTCGGCCATCCCAGTTGTAAGGAGGATGATCACGGATTTCATCAATATAATGAATCGATCCCATCGGTGTTTTACGCCAATCGAGACTAGGAAATGGCAGTACACCCTGAATTTTTAACCCATTAATATTCGAGTAAATCTGTCTAACTGGAAGCAAGGCAGTTAATGCGATCCCTTCATCTTTAGTAATTTGCTCGATGTACTTGTTATAGAAAAAGTAATATTCAAAATATTCAGGGAATTGTTCAGCATCTTCGAGACAATCAAAATATTCATAATTTGAAGTCTTTTCAAACTTCTGATTACCAATTTCATAGTTATACGTGAAGTCCCGTTCTAGTAAATCACGTTCCTCTAATAGCTTTCTATTTTCATCAAAAATAGCAGCATTCTTTTTTAGATTTTCTAAATTTTTTTGCTGTTCTTCATACATTCGAACTACAGCAAAATATGATTTCCCCTGACCAGGCTTTGCAACGATAGCGTATAACATTATTGAAGTTTCCTAATCGATAATTTGCCCGCGTCCATTGTTATGCGTATTGAAATAGCAGACAAAATATAGCTAATAGCAACATCAACCCCAGCAAGATCAATTAGGTAAAAAAGCCCAGAAAGTTGCTGAAATTGATTATTTACATAGTTAAGTAAAATTGAAAAAACTGATTGTGAAAGCCCAAAAGAAACAAGGCCCAAACCTGCACCAAGCAGTAATTTTTTAAATGCAGTAGATAAGAATTTCTCACCTACATACATCAATAAAAAGACTAATCCTCTAATCATTGCTACCACCTCGATAATGACCAGTAACAATAAAGAAAGCCGTTAACATGCCGACAAAAATAATCCACGGTCGAGCCAAAGATGCACCTAAACAAAAGGTTTCATAACTAAATTGGATTGTATAAGTCTGCACAATCGAGAAAGAAATCTGCATTGGCTGAGGACAAGTACCCGTAGCATTAACTAGATTTCCATCAAAATTAGTATCTATTTCATTTTTGACTACCTTAATTTCGCCATCTTCGGGATTAGTGTCATCCGATACTGCAAGCCAATCCTGAATGCCTTTTAATAAATTATTCGTAGGCTCTAAATTGACAGCAGTACCACCACCCCCAACAGGCTTGTTGTTAATCGCATTTACAACTTCATTTAGTTTATTTGCAGTTGAACTAGTATTAGCCTCAACCGCAGATTTAACGCCATTTGTAGCAGCCGTATTCGCTTCTACAGCCGTTTTTACAGTTGTTGCGTTAGCATCTACAGCAGCCTTAACTTTGTCACCATTTGCGTTTACAGCAGCGGTAGTCTCTTTAATTGAAGAATTAACCGTATCAAGCTTTTGGTTCGTAGTATCAAGCTTAGAATTCGTTACATCTATCTTCTTAGCAATGTAATTAAGAGAATTAACCAATTCGTTCTTAAGCCATGTCAGCTTGTTATTCACCGCATTAATAGCATCAAGAATCGCCCGTAAAAGAGGATCATTGCTTGGTGGCGGTGGCGGTGGCGGTGGCGGTGGTGGATCACCCGGATCAGGCGGATCACTAGGATCAGGCGGAGTGATCGGCGGTGGATCAGATGCCGGAGGTGGTTGATCTGGTGGATCAGTCGGAGGCGGATTGCTATTTTTTACACAAATCTGCTTACCGTTGTACGTACCCGGAACATAACCTGTACCACATCCTGTAGGTGGCATATCACAATAAGTCGCACCATTTTGACAGCCTGATTTAATCGGTGGTGGTGGCTCGTCTGGTGGACAATAAATAGAGCCATCTGACATACGGTTACAGTTGTCATTAGGTGGTTGATAACATCCCCCATATGGGTCTTTAGGATCACAAGAACTTTTAGAAAATTCAGGCGTACAACTAGGCATAGGAATTTCACTAACAGAACGCAAAGTAATGTTCTGATAGTTACCTGATGTAATAACTATAGGGTTCAATTTATCAGGAGCATCATATACACAATAAGAGCCATTTGGATTTTGTTTACATACACGCAAAGGTATCGGTGTATTCGGCTCAAAATAAACAGGAACAGGAGTACCAGAAACAGGACACTTTATTGATTCAGGCTTATAGTCAGGATTAGGTACTCTATCAGCAGAACTCCAATCCTTATCGTTGTAGTAACAAGTAGCTCGAGTTCCTGAACTATTTAATGTGTAGTGTGAATATGAATATCCAGGGATACCCTTGCCACCATTAACAACAGTTAAATAATCACAAGCAGGATCAATTGTTTCAAATAACTTATTGGTTACACTAGATTTCCATAAATACTGAAGTTGTGGATTGTATGAATATGCGTTTATAGAAAATAAACTTATTATTATAAAAATCAAATATTTTAGATGTCTCATTTAAATAATCCCCAATTACTTAAACAAGATAAAACCGCTAACAATGAATAGCAGTAAAACGAAGTATGGAAAGATTTCTGACATGGGCTTACCCCTACAAAAAAACAGCTAGCTGCGGGCCCTCGCTTCGCTGTTTTTTCGTAGCTGGTAGCCCACAATCAATTAGAATGCTCGAACGAGCGCTTTAATTCCTTTGGCTGCAAGCGGAACCATAATCCATGCAGCACCAACAGCACCTACAGCAATCACAACCAAACCGATATAGGTAATAATTGATGTTGTTTCAGGTCCTGCGGGTGCATCTGCTGCATAAGCATTTACGGCCAACATTGTAGGAACAACCAACGAGTATTTCGCAGACTTGCGGAAACGTTGGAACCATGTTTTTTTATGAGCTTCTTGTTGAATCACCTCAACATTTTGTAAAGCCATAAGTTTTCTCCCTATCTAAAAGATGAAATAAAATCCGCTAGCATTCGATATGACTTAGCGACAACACAAACCAACCAGAAACCCCCGCCCAACATAGTGGCTTCTTCGAGAGTTAAAGGCGGAAGAATGGACTGATTAATCAGCACCCATTCAAGGCACACTTGCAACCCGTTAGCGTCAGGTTGAGATAATTGGCTACAAACGTGCATTACTGACATATCTTTTTGACCTAATGAGCGTGCTAATCACACAATTTTAGATATCTGTTTTTTTATGAAGTTGAAGACGAAGTAACACGTTGTCAGCACCCCAATTAAGAAAAATATCAAAACGAGATAAAACATCTTTACCTCTCCCCCAATAGAATGCCAACCTGCGATTAACGCCCCCAAAAGTCGGCAAATTCGTTATTTACACTTATAAAAATGGATGCAATAACTAGAGTGTTTTGTAAACTTTTTACCGCACTTCTTGCATGTATAAACATATTCTGTCATAGTAAAAATACACCTAAGTTATTGATTTAATTGACATATTATACATTATACGAAGTGTTATATAGTTAACACTTTGATTCATATAGCTTTATTAAGCTGCTTCCACACCATCAAAGTCCAAAGCTACTAACACAGCCTTTGGTTGTTTGCCTGTGAAATCCCAATCAAAGATCAATTTAGCTTTGCTCGGTAATTCCTGATGCATGTAATCATTAAAGAACTGAGCGCCTTTAATCTTGTAGTCAGTCGATTTAAAGCCGATAGCGCCTTGTTCTTTCTCTTTGTCAGAATATTCTTGCAGCACAGTTACAACCGTGTTTGAAAACTCGATTGTTTTGCCTTTATCGTCTGTAAAGTCTCCAGCAGCCTTACGGATACCAGTTACAGTCATGATTGGATGTTGTGAATTATTCATAGCTCACCTATGCAAGTTTTAAATAGTTAAATTGCGAAACTGGCGGTTCATACCAGTCTGGCAACTGCTGTGAAAAGTCGATTTCTACGAGCTTCATGAAAGGAATGACATTTGATGACTTGTTGTCATGCAAGTTCTGTAAATACGCTTTAGAAAAACCGCATTCACATAATTCTGAAATCTGTCTGTAAAATGTTGTTTTAGGGAGCATTTTTGCAAGCTCTTCCAAACCATGTTCGCGTATGAGACAGAATGTTGCGTAAATATTTCGGATACGTGTTTTGGGAAACCTTCCCACTGTTTGTAACAACTACTGGGGATTTAGATATGGCTTCAAGAACACTTTTATCATCGGTTAATTTCATAGTTTGACCCCTTAAGGCTTCAAATATGCTATGAGTTGCTTTAGTCCAAAGTGCTTGTAATATCTCAGGGTTTTCACGCTGAAATCGAATAAGTTCAAAAAGATTAACTGGAATACCAGCACGTTCAAGCCAACGTTTTTTTAAACGTGCTTCAAAACGCATAATGCCAACAGTCCAATTAATCAAACGACTATCAGACATTACATTCACGACACGCATTGCAGCTTTATCACACTTCTTAGCCAATGCTTGTTGTTCCTTGAACTCTTCCATAAACTCATTATGTTTCAAGTAACATTTGATATTAATCAAACGTGAATGTTGCCCGCCCCAATAAATTGTATTATCCATCTGCTTTTGACTAAGTTGCGTCTGACCATTAGTCACGCGACGCATGAAGTCATGCAATTTCTTAGCTGTATTCTGATCACCAACACGTGCAGAGTAAGTCACATCAATGTGTGATACCCATGCAGTAGTCCAGTCAATCATGCGAGCTAACGTTGGATAAGCTTCATAAAAATACCCAATCATCTCCATAGCCCCTAATTCAATATCGTCATCACCAAACACATTATGACCTTGGCGGAGCTTTGCAGGACTAGCCTTGATCTGAATATACGGTGCATAAGACGAATCAAAAAAACACTTTAGAGACATGCCAGTAAAACTGGTCGGAACTGATTCGTATGGGTGAAATAAAGATGATGCTGTAATCGAGCCGTCATCATTCTTGTGAACTGCCCTGCTTGCCAATGGAATGTCCAAGCTATGCAAATCAACATCTACAAAAAAATACTCACCACTTTCACTCAACGAGTAAAAGCTTGATTCAAAGTGAGCATTAATACAGAGATGATCGAGCAT